TATGACCAGCCTGCGCCCTGGGCAGCCATCTCACGTGTGCGACCAGCAGCCAGGGCAGCAGCAGCCACTAGCCAGGGCAGCAGCAGCCCATCACGCGTATAAAGGAAGCCACCGCAACCGCCGCATGGGACCCGCAACACGCGGCCCACGCGAGCCGACCCCCCGCCCGCAAGCCTGCTTATTACTTAACTTATCCCCTTCTCGCGGCTGCACAGATCTGAAGCCCCCCTACCCCCTTTGGGACCCCTATGGGACCTCTCTCCAAATATGGGGGATATACCGCTTATTCTGCTTAGTACATTTTGTGCTAAGCAGGTTGCTGTTTGACTTGTGTCAGTTTTGTCAGTTACACTTCGCTTGCCTTTTCCTGCTTGCGTCCTTCCCCCTACGGGGCGTCTCTCCCCCTCGGGGGAGGGGCGTGAGTGGAGCATTGCAATGCCAGAGACACAGGATCAGTTTAGGACTCGCATACAGGCGAGTGGTAAGTGGGACGAGTTCGTCGCTTACAGACGGGCCTTGGAGAAGCATGGTCGCGAGCCTCGTGACGCATGGATAGAGGCTGCTAGGGCGTTTGGCTTTGATGGCCACTACACAATGGATGCCCGCAAGAAGGCTAAGGCTCAGGCTAATCCTGTGGCTCTTGTGCAGAGTGCCCCGGGAGAGGTTTTTGAGGGGAAGAAGAGCAACGTCCGTGGCGACTTTGAGTGGGTGTACTCTAATATAGGGGTTGTGGACATCACCCCTGAGAATGCCCCCAGTAGCGGGGCGTGGGGGTTGCTTGAGTTCGCCAGAACTGACCCCAAGGAGTTTTACAAGAGTTGGATGAGCATGGTTTCCCGTACTGTTGACACGGATTCCAAGCTGGAAGGGTTCAAGGCTGATGCCACCAAGTCCGTTGATGAAATCGAGGAAATGCTCGGATCCTTGGAAACTACCGTTGTACGGGAAGGTCCCCAAGGGATTCAGGGAGAATCTGGAGTACAGGAAGGAGGTTCTGGCACTCGCGGGGCAGAGTCGGGAGATGCAGAAGAGCCTGTGGGAAGCATGCAGCAGGGACATCCTGTATTGGATTAACACGTTTGTCTGGACTTTTGATCCTCGCAAGCCGAACCCGAAAATCCCGTTTATAACGTATGAGTACCAGGACGAGGCGTTTTTGGCGATGGATGAGGCTCTCCCCGGGGCTGGAGGGGAATTCAAGGGTCACGATGTCATTATTGAAAAATCGAGAGACATGGGGGCTTCATGGATTTGCCTAACTCTTTTCGCTTGGCGGTGGCACTTTCGGAATTTGCAATCGTTCTTGATGGTCTCCCGGAAGGAGGGGTTGGTGGATGGGTCTGGGGACTCCTTGTTCTCTCATATCGATTTCATCAACAAGGGGCTTCCCAGCTGGATGCTCCCCGAGATGCGTCGAAACAAGCTGAAGATGATCAACCTGGAGAACGGGTCCAAGATCGAGGGTGAGAGTACCACGGATAACATTGGCCGTGGTGGCCGTCGTACCGCGATGCTGGTGGACGAGTTTGCTGCTTTCGAGGGTGGCGGGTATGACGTGTTGAGTGCCACGGCAGACAACACAAACTGCCGGATCTTCAACAGCACCCCCAATGGCACGGCTAATGCGTTTTACGCTCAGCTGCAGAAGGGGACTCCAAGACTGAGGTTTCATTGGTCCCGGCACCCTGAGAAGGCTGATGGCCTGTATGAGGGGGAAGACGGGAAGGCTCGCAGCCCGTGGTATGACAACGAATGTGTACGCAGGGCGCATCCTGTGGAGATTGCCACCCAGCTGGATATCGATTATCAGGGGAGTGCCTATCCGTTTTTCGATCCCAAGACTCTAAACCAACTCTCCTCGGAGTTTGCCCGGGTGCCCAACCATCAGGGACATTTGATGCGTGATGACATCAGGAGTCCCGAGTTCATGGAGAGTTTTGAGGCTAGGGGCAACCTGAAGGTTTGGACGCCTCTTGACGTGTTCCTGAAGCCTCGTGACGACCACGATTATGTAATCGGGGTGGATATCAGCCAGGGAACGGGTGCCAGTGAGTCTGCTGCCAGTGTCGTTGACCGCCACACGGGAGAGAAGGTTGCTGAGTTGGCAGACAACTCGATCACCCCAAACCATTTCGCTGAACTGTGCGTGGCACTGTGCCACTGGTTCAAGGGTCCAGGTGGCAGGCCAGCATTCCTGATCTGGGAGGCAACTGGCCCGGGTCGAACTTTCGGCAAGACTGTTATCGAGGAGTGCCGATATGGAAACATCTATTACGCGACCAATGACCAGAAGATAAGCAAACGTGAGAGCGATAAACCGGGGTGGTTTAGTACATCCGAGGGCAAAAAGGACCTCCTTGCCAACTACAGGGATGTCCTGTTTTCCAAGGGTTTCATAAACCCAAGCAAGAAGGCGTTGCGTCAGGCAAGCGAGTTTGTGTACCTTCCCAATGGCAGAATAGAGCACGGGGGTTCAGTCAACACGATTGACCCCACCGATAGGGGTGACAACCATGGAGACGTAGTTATTGCCGATGCTCTTGCTGCCAAGATTATCAGGGAAAGGAAAAAGGCCGAGCCGAAGCTGGAGGTCCAAGGTCCTCCAGCTGGTAGCTTTGCATGGAGAAGGCAAAAAAGGGAGACAATAAGCGATGAGTGGGATTGAGACACCAAACGGGGACGCTGTAGCTGAGAGCCTTCCAGACGAGGACATCCTCCAGGCCGACGGGTTTGACGAGGCCATTATTGGTTACGCCGAGGTCTGGACGAAAAATGGTCAGGCGAGGGTGATGGCTTATGACCGGGACATGTGTATTGACGTTCTGATGGAGCGTGACGGCATGGATTGGAACGGGGCAAACGAATACTTCGATTTCAATGTGGCCGGGGCTTACATGGGTGAGATGACACCAGTGTTTATCAGCAGGGTGATCGATCAATGAATCCCAATAAAAAAGAGCATCTCAGCCGACTCCGTGACGCGATGCGGTTTTCACGCAGGAAGCTGGAGCCATTCCGCCGTCGCCACAAGGAGGCGATTGAGCAGTACGTTGGGATCGATTATTCCGAGGGTGGCAGCGACAAGCCGGTGTACCTCAACCTGATGGAGGTCGCGGCCAATATTTACGAGCGTCAGCTGGCGGCTCGTCCACCCAAGGTCTTGGTCTTCACCCATAGCGATGAGTTGAAGCCTTATGGGCTGAAGCTAGAACATGCGATGAACTCGATGCTGCGCACTTTCGATGTGCATAACGCACTTCGTCGGTGCGTGAGATCGGCCCTGTTCTCCATGGGAATCTGCAAAATCGGGACCCAGGTGATCGGTAGCTATCAGGAGGAGGGTTTCGATTTCAAGAAGACTAGGCCGTTTGTGGCCAATGTCTCCTTGGACGACTGGGTGCATGATATGACTGCCCATGTCCACGAGGAGACTGACTACTGCGGGCACCGATACCGCATGTCGCTGGAGCAGGCCCGAAGTGAGAAGTCGTTCAACAAGTCGGTTCGTGAGAACCTGACCGCGATGGATGACTACAATTACAACGAGAGTGGTGACGAGAGGCTCAGCACTATTACGCAGGGTGCCAGCCAGCACGAGGGTCAGCTGGAAGACAAGATCGAGTTGTGGGAGATCTGGCTCCCCAAGGAGAGATTGATCGTCACGCTGGGTCCGAACGAGGATGACAAGCCTCTCAAGATCGTGGAGTGGAACGGTCCACCCAATCCGCTGGGTCCCTACCACCTGTTGTATTTCAATGAGGTGGACGGGAACTCGATGCCTCTTGCCCCGGCCATGTTGTGGCGTGGGCTTCACGATGTGAGCAACGGGCTGATGCGTAAGCTGGTTCGTGAAGCGCAGCGGTATAAGGTTGTGGGGCTGACAAGGGGTGTGGACTCGGAGGATGCCGAGCGGATCCGGATGGCTTCTGATGGGGAGATTGTTGGGGTCGACAACCCAGAGGCAATCCAAGAGAAGATGTTCGGTGGCCTGGATCAGCGAAACTTTGCGTTCATGCTGCAGATCAAGCAGCTGTTTAGCTGGCAGGCCGGGAACTTGGATTTGATGGGCGGGCTGGGTGCCCAGAGCGAAACGGCCACCCAGGACCAACTGCTGCATGCCAGTGCCAGCCAGCGAATGTCTGGGATGCAGGACGATGTGCGTCTCTTCACCAAGAAGGTGATCAGGGATTGGGGATTCCACCTGTGGTCAGATCCCGTGGAAAGTTACCCGATCCGGCTGAACTCTCAGCCACTTGGCCCGATCGATACGTTCCTCACCCCAGAAGAGCGAGGCACCCACGACTTCCTTATGCATGAAGTGGATATCGAGCCGCATTCAATGCAGTTCGTGTCACCCCAGCAAAGGATGGCCAAGCTCAACCAGATCATACAGGGCGTGGTCATACCAAGCCTCCCGATGATGGGGCAGCAGGGATTGGGTATAGATTACAAGGAACTGCTCAACACCTTCTCCAGGTACGCTGATCTTCCTGAGTTGAAGGACATTATTGTCGGTCTTGAGGATGTCCCGCCCGGGAGCGACCAGATGGGTTCACCCGAGGCAGCAGGGCCGCAGACCAGACATAGCGTGAATGAGCGCATTTCGCGTCCGGGTGCCACCCCTCAGGGCGCGGAGCAGACTCTGGTAAACACGCTGATGGGCGGAAACCCGCAGCAGGCTGAACAGGGTGCAATGGCAAGGGAGATGATGTGACATACCAGCAAGAAATGGACAATGAGAAACGAATGGAAGAGTTGCAACGCCTGAGGGCGATGCGACGAGCCAAGGCTCGTGGGCAATACATGAGGTCCCCCAGTGAAGCGTTGTCCAACCCATTGCTGCCTCCTTGGATGTCGCCCAGTTCCCTAGAAATTGCATCGCCTCTTGGAATCGGTATTTCTAACTTCTCCGGGATGGATGTCCGAGAGACCAAGAGGCCGGTGGCAACTCGTGAATACCCAGCAGAAATCAGCGGTCTTGGGAGTTCCTATTGATGGACTTTGAACAGGAGTTCCAAGAGCTTTACGGCGGGTCCTACAAGGCTGTGAAGCATGGTCTGCGCCGCTACAAGAACTGGGGGCTTCCTCGCCTGCAGTCTGAGTTCGACAGGCTGTCTGGATTCGCTGGAACCCCGATGGCATCGAGGTCACAGCACGATATCAAGGCGTTGCAAAAGCTAATCGAGATTCGTTCCAGGCCAGTCCCGGACGCTACCGCTTCTGAATCAGGTCCATTTGACCCGTTTTCGTTCCTGCCAGCGTACCAGCAGTTTGGGCAGCAGCAGCAGCAGGGTGTGAATCCGATGCAATCCATCCCATCAGGCCCCGCGTATTTCGGGATCGGTGGTGTCTCTCGTAGCCAGCCCAACATGAAGTCGCAAAACGTCAACCTCTGGGGAGGGGTTGCTGGACAATCCAATCAGGGTTACAACGCCCAGCTGGGTCCGATGATGAACCAAGCGTATGGTCGGTCGCCCGGGTATATGGGAATAAGAACTCAAACAGGGATGCAGTAGACCCATGCCAAGAAGAAACGCACCGTCAGCAACACCACGGGTCTTAGGTCCAGGGCAGGGGGTCCTCCCCTTGGCCCCGCGTGGCGATGATTTTTATGGTCCCATTGGTACAGGAATGAGAGGTCAGGGTCCGGATGTGGCACCCGGGGTCACTCCGTTCGAGCAGACAGGGTACGACCTTGGCAATCTATGGGAGCATGGAACGACCATGCCTCACTGGAGCGAAAACCAGATGAGGAAAATGTACGGGGTTCCGCTCCTCAGGGCCGCGTTCAATCAAGACGAGACGCGACGTGCGATCACTGCTGCCGAGGTTGATCGCGTGCTTAGAAACGTGGGGACAGGAATCAGTGATTACGCTGGCCAGTTGATTCCAAATATATTCGGTGGTGGAGGGGCACAGTATTCGGTGCCTCCAGGCCAGATTGAGCCGAGACGAATCGAGTTTGATCAGTTGTTTCCTGATGCACCCAAAAGGCTTCCACCTGGGACTGTGACTCCTGACAACCTGCTGCGACCAAAGGTTCCAGGCTACCCAACGACCGATCCTACTGCAGGTGGTCTTGGGGGGCCGTTTGTTCCTGGCCCCGGGAACCCGAGTTACCCGCCCGCTCAGGCCCAGCAGGACAGGATTATCAATAAGTCTCGCGAGATGAAAGAGCAGATCAAGGACTGGTTGAGACGCAGAAGAGAGAGACGAGAGATGAGAGTTGACCCAGCAAGGTTTGAGGCATAGCCATGGCAAACCCGCCTACATATCCAGGTCAATCCGCAGATCCTCATTTCAAGATGAGGATGGATGATTACTGGCAAAACTTTTACGAGCCACCAGAGGATCTTCGTCACTTCTCTCCAGTGGACCCGTTTGATTTCCCGCTGTCGTATCCTGAAACAGAGCCGTGGTCGGAGGGCATGTATCTGGCCCCCCTTGAGGACGCGCCTTTTCGTCCAGGTGAAAGTCCGATCACCATCCAGCCGTCAGGCCCACTGAACCCTTACCATGAAGGCTACCCGCATGGCGGGTTTTATGAAGCCCCGCTGGGGGACTGGGGTCAGCAGCAATACCCATTCAATCCAATCGACTATCAGGCCCCCTGGAACGTGGGTCCGTATGAATCATGGCCGGGGTACTATCCGGCGCAGCCGGGGACTCCAGAAGACGATTTCATAAATTCTGGGCCATACGTTCAGTCTCCCGGGATGTTCCAACAGGCCCCGGGATTTTTCCAGGGTGTTCCATACGCTCAGCAGCTGCACGGTCTTGAGGGGTATCTTTGATGGCAGTCGTTTACAAGATAAATGGCGAGCAGGTCACCCGGAAGGAGTTCGTAAAGGACTCCAAGGGAATGGGCCAGATACGCCGCAGTTATGAGTCGTCCAGTGTGATCGTGTCTGAAGGGGCTGCAGTGCATCCCGATGACAGGCACGAGGCCATGAGTCATGCTCGCAAGCACGGGTTCGCTATTGACTTTGATCGCGAGGGTCGGCCACACTTCACATCACACACTCAGCAGAAAAAGTATTTGAAAGTGCTGGGCTTGTACAACAAGGATTCCAACTCGTAGGGGGCAGGCATGCCAAGGGGAAGAGGCGGAAAAAAGCTCAGGATGAACAAAAACGTGAGTGCGAAAAAGACCAAGTCGAACAAGAAGAAGGCAAAGCGGCCCAGTCGTCGTGTGTACTAGGAAAAGGAACTGATGATGCCAGACGAGCAATTTGAGCAGGTTGAAGAGAACGTGATCCCCGAGGGGGAGCAGCTGGTTGAGGAAGAGCCTCCTGAGTTGATGGCTGTTCCTGAACCTCAAGCTGAAGCTGAAGAGACCGTCCAGGAAGAGGCACCGATTGAACAGCAGTGGCGTAACGATCAATACGCAATTGGGAAAGCGATGGGCCTGGAACCTGAGCAGGTCCGTGCGTTTGCTGACCCCTCAGCTTTTGATGCGGTTGCAAACCAGTGGGCTGAAACCGTCCAAAAGTCCATGTCTGAGTCCCCTGAAGTGCAGCAGGAGCAGGAAGCGGCCCAGGCTGCTGCCAGTCAGCAGCAGAACCGGACAGCGTTTGAGTTTACCGACCCAAGCGACTACGACCCTGAACTTGTTGAAATGAACAAGTTCTACAACGACAAGATCGATCACATGGAAAACACGCTGAGTGCTGTGCTGATGCACACTCAGCGGATGCAAATGGAGGCTGCTGGCCGTGAAATGGATCTCATCCTGAACAACATGGATGAAGGTCTTTACGGTCGCGGTCGACTGAACGATCTGAGTGAAGAAAATGCCCTGAACCGCATTTCTGTGGCTGACGAAGTCGCCCGTATGGGGAAGGGGTATTTGGCTAGGGGTGAAGGTATTCCCCCAATGGATGCTTTGGTTGAGCGGGCTGCACAGTCTGTTCATGGGAAAGAAATGAGCCAAGCGGCTCTACAACGTGTCTCCGACAAGGCCAGTCAAGTCGCTCGGCAGGCCACAGCGTTACCCCAGCACCGTGACGGAGGTCCGGAAACCGGGTATGAGGCCGCAGTCCAGGCTGCTGCCAATTGGCAAGCTGAGCACGGGATGTCCTCGTACTAGGGAGGCACTCATAACGGAGTGTTTCAATGCCTTATCAGGCTGATGATTATGCAGATCTCGTAGCAACCACGTTACGCGCTCTGGAAAAGACCACGTGGGCCGACATCGTTGTGGACAACCAGAGCCACATCGCGTTGCCCAGGATTCTGAAGAAAAAAGCCGTCCAGTTCGGGTCTGGGTACGGCTATCAGTTCAATGTTCGCCTATTTTCAAATAATGCGGCGCGCAATGTGAAACTGGCAGAGACGGACAACCCGACAACTGCCGACACGCAGAAGACGGGCAACATCCCTTGGCGACACACTGAGACTCACTGGTCGCTTGAGGAGCGGGTCATTGCGATGAACCGTTCTCCCGCCCGTCTTGTCAACCTGCTCCAGACCAGTCGCGTTGACGCGATGACCGATCTGGCTGAGTTGATGGAAAGCAACTTCTGGTCGAAACCCACGAGTTCAAGCGACAGCTTGGCTCCTTACGGGGTTCCGTACTGGATCAACACCACCAGCTACTCGACCACGGGTGGCTTCAATGGTGGTCGTCCTACTGGCTTCACCGATGTTGGTGGCCTGGACCCCAACACCTACTCGCGGTGGAAGAACTGGAATGCTCAGTATGTGAACATTTCCAAGTCCGACCTCATTCGCAAGTGGCGTGAAGCTGCGACCAAAACGGAGTTCAAACCGCCTGTCGACGGCCCGTTCTCCAACATGAAGTCCAACTGGGGCTACTACACCGATTACACGGTGCTGGGAACCCTGGAGGAAGTTTTGGAATCGCAAAACGATAACCTGGGTAATGATGTCGCGAGCAAAGATGGCGCGACGATCTTCCGCAGGATTCCCGTGGAGTGGGTTCCGTACTTCGACAACAACTCCGGTACTGGTGACACGACCAACCCGATTTACGGGATCAACTGGGCCGTGTTCAAGCCGTGCTTCTTGCAGGGCGAGTACATGAAGGAGACGAAAGTGCAGCCGCATCCGTACCAGCACCGTACTATGGTGCAGTACACAGACTGCACGATGAATTTCTGCTGCGTCGATCGTCGTCGTGGCGGGTTCGTTCTGAGTAAGTAATCTGACCTCAGGTTCTGACCGGGGGGGGGCAATCGCTGCCACGCCCCCCCCGGTCGGTTTTTCTCGCTTGGCAGCACTGGAGCATTCGGATGACAGCTTACGTACAACACAAAGGTCCCACAGGGCCAAGTTCTGCCCAGACTCGCGGGCTTTCGAGCCGCATCTGGGGTCGTCTTCCCATCAAGAACTGGAGCGTCGGTCTCGGCGGTGGTCGATTCTTTTTTGACGACTTCATGAACCATCCGGCACACATCAGTACCCAGACCATCGGTAACTACGCCAGTTACATCGATACTGGGGTCACGCTGAAGCAATCCGCTTCTGAGGCGACTGGTGCCATCGAGGTTGCTGGCAACGATGCCGACAATGACGAGGGCAGTATCATCAGCGGTGGCGGTGCTGGTGGCATGGTTGCGATTGATGCGACTGGTGCAGGCCGGATTGCTTTTGAATGCCGGTTCAAGAAGGCCGATGTCGACGACAACGGACTTTCGTTTTTCGTTGGTCTGTCCGAGGAAGGATCCCAGGCTGCTAACGCCCTCACCGATGACTCTGGCGTGGTTGCTGACAAGGACTTCATTGGTTTCAACGTCCTTGCTGACGATGGAGACTCTCTCGATTTCTCTTGGAGGAAATCGGGGCAAGCTGTCCAAACTCACGCAAACATCGCTACGATGGCCGCTGACACCTACATGAAGATGGGCTTCCTGTACGATCCGGCTCACCCGGATGACAAGAAGATCAAGATCTTCATCGATAACGGGGTTGAAGAGTCGGTCTACGTCACCAAGACGCAGATGGCTGCGGCCACCTTCCCGGATGACGAGGAACTGTGCTTGTTCCTTGCAACAAAAATGGTCAGTGGCACGACCACTGCAAGGCTTGCGCAGCTTGACTGGTGGGCTGTCGGCGTTGAAGACTAGTAAACCGGTGCCGCAGCACCCGGGGGGGCGTTGGACTCCCCCGGGTGCCTTATGAAGGGGAATGGAAATGGCCAAGAAAAAAGCTGCCAAGAAGGCTGTTGAGAAGAAGGTTGCCAAAAAGGTCGCCAAGAAGCCCGCAGCCAAGAAGGCTCCACCCGTCGTGGAAGAGGTTTGTGAACTTTCGTATGGCGGGGTGATGCACGATGGATAATGTCAACCAGCAGCGAATGGAGCACATGACCGGTGGCCCGTTATCGGACCATGTGGTCAAGGCTTTCAATCGCCTGGAACGTCAGGCGTATGCTGCGAGTGCCGAGAGTCATCCGAGCGGATGGATCCTCGCGTTGTGCAATGAGATCTCGTTCCTGAGCGGACGCATTGCAGAACTTGAAAACGAGGACGAGAAGGCCGATATGCCTGAGCATGCTGCAAACCTGCAGGTGTTTATCAAGGGTGCGACCTATCCAGCCGAGTTCCTGGGGATGACTCCAAAAGGTTATTACCGCGTTCGCCTGGATGGCGAGGATAAAGTGCGGGTTGTTGCTCCCGATAAGGTGAACATGGATGGCTGAGCCTACTCTATCCCTGACGTGGGATGGTATTCGGAACGAGGTGTACGAGTATCTCTTTGGCGGAAACGACGAGGGGTACACCAACGAGTCGGATACCGACCGAAAACGACTGGTTGAGAGGACCTGTGAATCTGGCTTGCGTCAGTTTTACAATCCGCCACCTGTCGAGGGCAGGACCCATGACTGGTCCTTCTTGATGCCGGTGGCGACACTCTCGCTCAACGCGGCCTATTCTACCGGGACGATCGCGGCCACCAACGGGGTGGTCACGCTTTCGGGTGGAACATGGCCTGCATGGGCGGCAGCTGGCGAGATCAACATTAGTGGCACTAACTACGCGGTCGATACCCGGGATACCACAACGCAACTGACCCTTGTCGACACATCCAGTGCCTCGGACGCGGCTTCAAGCACCTCGTACTCATTGCACCAGGACGACTACGATCTGCCTGATGACTTTGGGAACATAATGGGTGTTATGACTTACGCTCAGGCCGACAATGCCATCCAGCCCGTGGAGATGGTGGGCGAGGGCCGGATGCGTGAACTGAGGCAGCGTGACTATAACGTCACCTACTCCTCGGAAGACCCGTTTTACGGGGCAATTCGTCCGAAAGCGAGATCGCACACGCTAGAGGGAACTCGCTACGAGATCATGTTTTGGCCGGATGTCACGGCAGCTGCAACGCTGTCGTATCGGTACAGGGTGCTCCCTGACAAGCCAGAAACCGGTTCACCGTCCGCTGGTGAGCGAGTTCACGGGATTACGCAGCATAGCGAAACAATTCTGTACAGTTGCCTCGCAGAAGCTGAACGCCGAATGGATGGCGAGCGAGGAATCATGTATCAGACTTTCCAGGAATATCTGGTAACATCAGTTACACGCGACCGTCAGGACAACAAGGCGGAAGTGTACGGGTACAATGCAGACTGGTCTGACAGGCGTGAGATGTACGGCCCGCGAAGGCTCACCCTGTTTAGTAGTGGCGTAACCTACAAGGGCCAGGGAACATAAGGAGATTTCGATGAGTGGCAGGCATAAGCTGCACGATGCGACTGGTGTTCTTCTTGCCGATGAGGCTGGGAACAAATTGTTTTGCGTAGAAGATTTTGGCAGTGCTGGCGGTTCTGCGCCCGCTGACGGAAGCATCGGTTACGCCAAGGGTTGCATTATCATCAATTCCGGTGCTGCCGATGATGATGACGATGCACACGTTTTCATCAACCTGGGTTCCGCGACTGACAGCAACATCGACGGGCTTAAGGTTCAAACATAGCAGGGGTTACGAATGGTTTCTTCGGTTACAAGTGCCATCGACCAATTTGGGAACGTCGCGTTCAGTGGCGGTGGCCAAAAGTACACGTCGGTCGCACAAGGTTCGGCTGGAACTGTGGCCATCGCAGCAGCATCAACGGGCGTGAAGTTTCGCGTCCTCGCTGCAGTCCTTGCTAACGTGCAGAGCGGTGGGTCACCCGGGACGGCGCAGTTCAAGAGCGGCTCGACGGCTCTGACCGGTGCGATGCCCAACTCCAACAACCCGTTCGTTCTTCCGTTCAACCCTGCGGGGTGGTGTGAGACGAGTGCGGGTGAGGCTTTGAATCTCACCAGTGCCACCGATGCGTTGAACGGGGTCGTTGTATATGACGAGGTCGCAGGCTAATGACTAGCACGGTTACAGCTGCAACCATGACGGTGAAGATCACTGAGACGATCAAGCTCAATGGTCGTGACCAGGGTGCTGAGAACACTCTCAGCATTGCCTCGGTAAACGAGGTGAGCAAGCGAATCGTGACTGCCACGACCACCGAGCAGATCATCTTGGCATTTGGGTCTGCTGTAGCAGCTGGCCAATTCGACAAAACCAAGGTCGTGTACATACGCATCACGAATCTTGATGATACGAATTTTGTTGGTCTGATCTTCCGCAACGAGAATAGTGACGAGTTCAGCGTGAAGTTGGATAAGGGTCAGTCCTTCATCTACAACGGTGATCTGGCCGGGGGTGTTGTGGACACGATGGATGCGGTGGACAATGCCGGTCTGACGACGAATACGTTTGGAGACTTGGTCGATATCACGGCAGATGCTGACACAGCCTCGTGCGATCTTGAATTGTTCGTAGCGAGCATCTGATGGTGCCAAGAGGGAGCATGGATGCCTCGCAAGCCGAGTGTCTACACGATGGCCTTCCCGTTCAACGGGATCCACGAGGCGGGGCCTTACGAACTGCAGCCAGACCACACAACGGTCGACGCTCAGAACGTGCGACCCTTCCCAGCGTCGTCGCCTGATACTGCCAGCACGCTGAACTCCGAGTCCAGTGGACGGTCTCGTGGAGGTCAGCGGCCTGGGATGTCAAAGTATCTGGCGGATGCGCCGATTGCTACGCCACTGGTACAAGACATCAATCATATTTCATGGTCTGACCTGACCCCTCTCTCAGGTAAAGGTCATGCCATCATGAACGAGTCAACCAGTGGCTCTTTCCTGATGGTGGACCCGGATGGGGCGCAGGAGGGATCTGACGGGGGCGTCAGCACCGAGGTCTTCAACCTCAGTTGCTGGGGCGATGACGGGTTTGGCTACATCGCGACAGTCGACAGTTCCCACAAGTTGATCATTCGTCAGGTCAACAAGAAGATGACGGTCGACATCGACTGGACGAACTCAGGGATGCCGAGTGTCCAGCTGTCCTCAGCCACCCGTCAAGTTCGCGGCATGGTTGTGGTCGGGAACGTGCTGTATGTCTGGGTGAAGAACATCAACGGGGTAAACGGCGAGGCAATCTACAGGGTCAGCACCTCAACCGGGAAGCTGCTGGACACTGCCACTGGCGATGGCGATCAAGACGATTACTGGGCTGTTTCCGAGAACCAAAGCACCGGTGCGTTTCAGCATTTCTATCCAAGCTCAGGTGAAACATCCAACTGCGTGAACCTGATGACTCACGCTGATGGGGTGCTGGGGATGCTGTGCTTCAACAATAGCGCGCCAGCAGCATCGTCTGACACAGCAACGGCCAGCATAGCTTGGAATGCCACAGCGACCGGAACCGACTCTGTCCAAGTTCGCCTGGAAGCGTTGTCCCACTTGGACTCAACAAAGATTGCCTGCAGTGGAGGTCCGCTCGGAACCAACCCGATCACGATCGAGTTCCAGGGTACGCTGGGCCTGCAGGACGTGGTGCTGCCTACGGTTACGGATTCAGGGGGCAGTAACATTGCGGTTGCTGTGACGCAGGGCGGGTCCGCGAGAACAAACAAAAAGATCACGCTGACTCAGTCGGGGAGTGCGGGCACCTTTACAATCTCCCACAACGCGAGGCTGTCATTGCAGCTGCTTGATGTCCAGACTGGCGAGCAAGCAGTTGTCAAAGAATTACAAACCTATGCTGCAGACTCCACCCCGACTGACGCCAACCAGGAGTTGGACATTGCGGCAGATGGGGTCGGAAACTTCTATTGTTTGACCCGCTCAGGATCCACGTTCTCGCATGCCGTGACAAAGGTGAACAAGTACGGGGTTCAGCAGTGGCAACAGACCAACTCGGGAACCACGCGGTCGATTACATACGATCCGGTCAGGGATCGTCTCGGTTTAGCGGGGGGCAGTGTTTATGGCAGCGGAAGATCGTTCGGTGTTGCTGCGGTCTCTGATGGAGCACTGTCCTCGTCTGCAGACTCCCATGGTGTCACCGCGTGGAACGTCGTTCGTGTCGACGACAAGGGCGGTTTCCGGCTATTCAAGAATGCTTCCTCCAATAATGTCGCCAGGGTTACCGAGGCGGCAACTCCCTCTGATACAGCAGCTGGGTCGTGGATCAAAAGCCACGGTGACGGCACGACAAACCATAGAGGAGCTTCGTGTGCAGCTGCGTATTCGCTGAACCCGGAAAACGCGACATCAAAACGGCAAACAGTACGTCTGGTAGTCCATGGCGGAATCGTCCGCGAGTTTGACGACCTTGCGTTTACGGGTGTCACCGATGGGGGAACACTTACTGTACCAGCCCTTGAGAGAAACGCTCCAGTCATCTTCTCAGCACAGCTGGGGAGCAACCTGTTTTACGCGGATGGCCGGTCAGCCCAATACTACAAGTCTGAGACGCGGGCGATCACAGCCTGGACCCCGACCAGCGGGACACTTCCGATCGATTCAGCTGGCAAGCGTCCCACTCTGATCGAGAACTGGCGTGGACGGATCGTGATGTCTGGGACTGAGGCAGATCCGTCTGAGTGGTACATGAGTAAGGTCGCGGACCCGTTTGACTGGAACTACGCCCCAGACACGATCACGGAAACTCAGGCTGTCGCTGGGGTGAACTCACCAGCAGGTAAGTCACCAGATGTGATCCGGTGCATTATCCCGGTGAGTGACGACATACTGATTTTTGGGTGCGACCACAGCATCTGGCAGATGACTGGTGACCCGATGCTCGGAGGTCGACTCGACGAGATCATCGACGGGGTTGGAACTCCCTGGGGAAGACCGTGGTGCCGGGGGACCAGTGGAGAGTTCTATGTGTTCGGGACACGGGGTGGGGTCTACCGAGGTTACCCCGGGCAAAGCGTGACCAAGATCACAGAAGGCCGCTTTGAAGAGCGGATGAACAACATCAACCTAAACACCAACCTTGTGCGTCTGGTATGGAACGAGCGAGAGCGGGGGGTGCATGTGTTTGTGACTCCACTGACGGTTGGAGACTCATCCAACGAGCACTACTTTTACGACACAAGAACCAACAGCTGGTGGATTGATAAGTTCGGCAATGCAAACCACGATGCCAGGGCAGTGCATGTGTTTGACGGGGATGACGCGGCTGACAGGGCGATTTTGCTGGGCGGTGCAGATGGATATATACGAAAGTGGGACGTCACGGCGTCAGATGATGACGGGACCGCGATCAGCAGCCATGTGTATTTTGGCCCGATTCTTCCAAGAGCACTTGGCACGGTGAATGTAAATGAGATCAGGACGATGCTGGCAAAAGGTTCCTCGGACGTCACGATGTCAGTGTTCCGGGGAAACAACGCGGAAGACGCCTACAACCAAACAACACCCCTGTACACGTCCACCTTCTCAGCAGGCCGGAACGTCTCGGAAAGGCGAAGGGCGCAGGGGCATGCGATATACCTGAAACTGAGCAACACGACTGCTAGCCAGACATGGGCCATGGAACTGCTGCAGGCAGTGTTTACCGAGACATCTGGTAGGTTTGGCAGGATTTACTACTAATGACCATCAACACAGGGTTTGAGCAGCCTAGAGTTCCGTCAGGTGCGTCTCCAAGAGAAAGGCGTGGGCAAGCACTACTGGGCGGAAACCACTCTGTCCTCAAGGAACTGGGGATCGGGACCAATGATCCAGATTCTGCCCTGCACATCGTCAAGGAGACTGCTGGTGCCGGTCTGACTCTTGAAAGGATCCAGGCTTCAGTAAACTCGGCGTCGGTTCAATCTAAAAAGTCCAGGGGGACACTGGACAACAGGGCTGCTGTTGCCGATGACGACGACCTGCTCACCATCAGCGGGTTTGCATACGTTGGGGATAACAACTCGTACCAGGAAACGTGCCGGATTGAGTACGAGGTTGATGGCTCCGTTTCAGATGCCAGCAAGGGTGCCCCGGGCCGGATCGTGTTCAGGACCTCCAGCGGTAGTGGTCTGACCAAGCGGATGCGGATCACCAAGGACGGGAATGTGGGGATTGGACTGGACGATCCGTCCACCAAGCTGACCGTGGAAGGGGCGATCACAATGAAGGAACAGGCTGCAGCCGATACAGATGCAGCAGCCTATGGGCAGGTGTGGGTCAAGACAGCCACGCCGAACGAATTGTATTTCACCACCGATGCTGGCAACGACATCCAGATAACGAGCGGCACATCGCTGGCTGCTGGCGGGATGACTAGCTTTCAGCTGGAGGACGGGGACGGCACTGAGGTTACGATCTCCAACGCCAAGGAAGTGAAGTTCGTCGAGGGCACGGGCATCGACATCAACTGGACAGACACGGACAACGGCACAGATGGTGATCCGTATGACCTCACGTTTACCGTGGACTTGGAGGGGACAGAACTGAAGTCAACTGGAGAGACTGGTGGCAGCAAGTTTCTCCGAGAAAACGGTGACGGAACGTGCAGTTGGCAGACCGTCAGCGGAAGCGGCGGCATGTCCAGCTTCTTCCTGGAGGATGGTGATGGCACCGAGGTGGAAATTGGAGACGCAAAGGAGGTGAAGTTCATCGAGGGGGGTGGCATCGACATCAACTGGACGGACACCTCGACAGGTTCTGATGCGGACCCATACGATCTTACCTTTACGGTTTCGGATACGACCGTAGCTGGTGACAGCGGGTCAACGGCCATTACGCCTGGAGACACACTCACTATCGCTGGTGGGACCAACGTCACAACGGCCATGTCCGGTGACACTCTGACGATCACATCAACCGACACAAATACGATGGGTTCAGGTTTCGTTCTTGAGGACGGTGACGGCACCGAGGTCACCATAACCGAGAACAAAGAGGTTAAGTTCATCGAGGGTGGCGGGATCGATATCGACTGGACAGACACGGATAACGGCACAGACGCCGATCCCTACGATCTCACCTTCACCGTGTCTGACACCACGGTGGCTGGCGACAGTGGGTCTACCGGAATCACTCCCGGCGACACCTTGACTATTGCTGGCGGCACCAACGTCACTACCGCAATGTCTGGCGACACCCTAACGATCACCTCAACCGACACCAACACCCAGTTGTCGACGGAGCAAGTCCAGGACATTGTCGGGGCAATGTTCTCGTCCAATACCGAGACTAGGATTTCTGCCACCTATCAGGATGGCGATGGAACGATTGATCTCGTGGTCGATGACATGACCGCAAACACGATGGGGTCTGGGTTCGTCCTTGAAGACGGTGACGGTACGGAAGTCACCATAACCGAGAACAAGGAGGTGAAGATCGTTGAGGGGACTGGGATCGATGTCGACTGGACCGATACAGATAACGGAACGGATGGCGACCCGTATGACCTCACGATCTCGTGCGACCTGGAAGGCACGGAACTCAAGTCGACTGGTGAGACTGGCGGATCAAAGTTTTTGCGAGAGGATGGCGACGGCACATGCAGTTGGCAGACGGTGAGTGGTGGCAGTGGTAGCGGTGATGTCGAGGCGGGCAGCACCTTCACTACTGCCGGGGTCATCATGGCCTGCAATGGAGACGACAAGACGATTGATGAGCCTGGGGCCACGCTGACGACCAACGGTCAGGGGATGACAGTCAGTGCGGCTGTGGCGACTCCATTCCAAGTTGACTCCAGCACCAGGGACGGTAACTCCACGTTCAAGTTCACCACGGGGAGTGGCTCAGGGACCAACAACCAAGCGTCCATGCAGATCATTGCCCAGACTGCAGCTAACGCCAACTTGTATCTTGGTGACACCGACAGTGCGACTAGGGGCGGGCTGAAGTACAAGAACAATGGTGATTCCCTGCAGGTGGTAGCCAGTGGAAACGCGGTCCTTGAGCTAGACTCAAACAAGGTCGTGGAGTTCAAGATCGCTGAAGAGACGGATAGCGGATCAGACTATCAATACGACAGCAAGGTGCTAAAGATAAAAGTCAACGGCACTGATTACTATCTGCCGCTTTACGTTGAGGCTGGCGGTGGCATGGGAGGTCCGTAGGTCAAATGGGACAGGTCACACTTGAGGCGTGGGGAAAAACCGCGACGATCACCTATCCAGACGGCATGGATGCACTTGCTCCTCTGGCGTTCGGTGACGCTTATGGATATGAAGAACTGATTCTGGAGGACGGGGATAACATTCCCAACCCCCAGTCCCTGGAAGAGTTCACCATCGAAAAGATATTTGAATACGTTGGGCAAGTTATGCGGACGTATTCGACCAAGGATGCCGTGGCGACAGCGATAGAGGATGCCGAGGCGGCTGCTGATGCCGCTATGGATCTAATCACAGTAGAAATTGCGGACCAGGAGTAAGTCATGGCTATAGCTGCGTGGCAGGACCCAAACGCTCCCCTGACGTTTGAAAACGTACTTCCGAACCCGAAAAGCGTGAGGTTAGATTACATCACGGGCGGAACCGTGCCTGTCGCGGGGTATTCCGGGAATCCGGCATACGGACAAATCGGTGGAGATCTAACCACTCCACAACACACATACCGCACAATCCAAATGCCCGGGGTTCGGTTGGGCGCGGGCGGGCAGGCCCAGCAGCAGATGTTTAGCTACAACCTGCCCATATTTTCAGGCCCCGGCGAACTGGGACCTTCCGAGTTCCAGGCACAGCAGGATGCGATGCTGCTGGGCGACTACCGTCGAAGGTTCAAGTGGGCGCAACCTGGAGCAACCGAGGGCGAGTTTCGCGAGTACGACGCGGTTACCGACCCAGAAACTGGTGAGATCAGCTATGTAAAAAGAGACGACTGGAAGGTTGTAAGTGAAGAGGAGATGAAGCGGTGGTGGAGCAAGCACAGTAGAAAACACATAAAGCGAACAGAAGATAAGTACAAGCAGAAGGCTCTTGAGCTTCAGACGCAGCAGCAGCAGGACTACGCAAAGTGGTGGAACGAGGAGCGGTACAAACAGCTTCAAAACCTGATGGCCGATCATTGGCAAAACCAGATGTCGATGATGCAGGGCATGGGTGAAGCTGAGCGAGCGGATCTCCTGCGTCAAGGTGGGGCACTCCAAGAGAGCGCGTTGTCTCAGGCCATGCAGCGTGGCATGTCGGGCACGACAGCACTTTCAGCGATGAAGCGAGGTGCCTCAGCAGAAACCGCACAGCAGCTGGGTCGCTTCTATTCCCAGCAGCAGATGCAGCGATACCAGATGCAGAACCAGCTGGCCGGTCAGTACATGAATATCATCGAGGGTCGGGTGGACGAGTACCCGAGCACTTACGAACTGGCCCAGATCATGTACGGGGCGTTCGAGGGTGGCGCAGGTCAGAGCCAGCCGTCCACAGGCGGCGCACAAGGCATGGGTATGGCTGGCCTCGCACTTGGTGCCGGAATGGGCATGGCTGCAGCTGGGGCGGCTGGTGGCGGCGCAGGCATGGCTGGCCTTGGGTGCCTGTGCCAGATCTTCATGGAGGGTCGCCACGGCAACGGCACCATGGACTGGGTGGTCCGCAAGTACCGTGACGAGAACATCAACGAGAGAAATGCTCGTGGCTACTACAAGATGAGCGAGGTGATCGTCCCGCTCATGCGTAAGAACAAGCTGCTCAAGTTGCTGTTCTTCTTGTTCTTTATCCAGCCCTGCTTCCTGTGGGCGAGATGGCATTACAGGGACGAGATCAAGAAGCGTGGTGAGAAACCTGGGTGGGGTTCTCGTATTGGCTGGGTGTTCGGGCCGGTAAAGCGGTTCTGGGAACGCCTGTGTTACTACCTGGGACAGGATCATCCGTACATCCGTTGGAATGGTGAGCTAATCTAATGCCTATTGTTGTTAAGCATGAGCCGTCCGCTGCCGCAGTGTTGGGCATGTCCCGTATCGCCGGGGAAGGTGCATTCAACAAGTGGAAGACCGAGTTTGAGGCTCGGCAGCAGCAGTACGGATTCCAAAACCTGATGTCTGGACTCAGCGGGGGCATGGGGCTTGCCCAGCCGTTCATCCAGTCAGCACAGCAGCAGGCTGGTCGCGATCACCAGATGGCGATGTACGAGTTGAAGAAGGGCGACCAGCTTGCAAAGCAGGCCAAACTAGCAAAATCAACGGGCGCGGGCTTGAATTTTCTGTTTGGTCCGGATGGCCCACTTGCAAACTCAGACGGTACAGCGGCAATTCCAAAGGAGACTATAGCGCAGATAGTGCAGAACCCGGACCTTGCCAGTCGGATGCTAGGCTCTGGGGTTGGGGCATTGCAGTCACAGATTGTTGCCGAGCAAGCGTTGCACCCGGATCGAATAAGGCAAAGAGTTGGGGCACAAATTGCTGCACAACAAGAAATGGACAAACAGAAGATCCAACAACTCGAAATTAAAAAGGGGCAGCTGCTTGGCGACCCAAGTTTCAATTTCAGAATTGGAAAAAACGGGCAGCTGGAAAACCCTGACCCACAAGTGATGAAGGCTTGGAAATCGCTAGAGTCACAAATACGCGGTATCAAGTACGGAACCAAGCCGACAATTGAGCAAAGAGAGCAAGCGAACGTGTTAGATAAGGGCGACCATTACCTTATGGACGACGGAAAGGGAAAGTTTTCTGTCGCTCCAAAGCCCAAGAAGGAATCCGAAAAGCCATCACCCCACTTGCCCCTCCCCAGGAGGGGTGGTCCTGCTGGAACTCAGTGGCCCGAGGAGGGTCCATCTCCTCAGCAGGCTGAAAAATGGAGAAGTAGGTTTAGGGACAACAGGGACCACATCGAGGAGCGAGACAAGCCAGACGAGGGAGCAATTCTTGAATGGAGAGATCAACTCGACAAGCTCAACGGAATGAAAGACACACAAAGAAGCGTGCTCCTTGACCCGACCGCCGAGGAGTCAGCAAAGCAGAGCGCCCGCCAAAACATGGCCACGTTGGATGCGGAGATAGAAGCGCATCAGCAACAACGACCCTCCGGTAGAAAGTCAGCCGCCCAGATCAAGTACGAGGCAGAACTGGAGACTTTCATGGAGACGCGGTTGCCTCCACCCTGGCAACCGGGATGG